AGGAGGGCCGCGATGCAGAGGGGGGGACCCTTTTGCGAGGACCCCCTCCCCCTACTTGACTTGGTCGTCAGAGTTTTTGTTCTCGACTCTCGGATGACGAACGATCCGTCACCTTCCTGTAGATGCCAAGAACATTATTCTCTACAACTTCGTCAACCGCTTGCTCGATCGCCATCTCCTGATCAGCTTCTGACAATTCTTCTGAAGTAACAAGAACTCTTGCAAGCAAGTTCATTGTGTAGTAACCATGGCCTTCATCAAAGGCGAGCCACCTATCAAAGTCAATGAAGGGATCGAATGGATTGTCTACAGTAGTGACCATGTGTTGATCCATTGTGCCTCCTTCATTACTCATTGATGGCCGCCTTAAGAGTAGTCAGTGAAACACCTAGGGCGTCAGCAATCTCAGCCTGGGTGTACCCAGACTTGGCCATAGCCTCAGCACGACGTGCCTTGGTAGTAGTCATGAGACGCTGTGTTCTTGGTGTTGCGAGCTGCTTGATCTGGTCAACATCGGCGTTGTCCAAGATGTCACTCAGTTTGTTGGCTGAGATGGCACCGGATTGAATGGCATCCCATTCACTAGGGGTGATGGTGATCTGGGCTTTCGATGCGCCTGTCCTGTTGCGTGCTTTAGTCAAAGCCAAAGCCTTGACCTTCTTCAACTCAGAAGAGTCTAGGTCTGGATTAGACTGCCGCTTCATTTGGACCTCGGCGTTTCCAATGATCTGGGCCTGCCGTTCAAGAGGCTTGTTCCTATAGGCCAGGTTCAATTTGGCATCAAGGGAGGCCACCTCATTAGCGTACGCAGCCCTTGCCGATGGCGACTGAGGGGGGTTCTTTGTGTTAACTGCTACCCGCCTTGCCTCATTGGCTAGATCCTTGAGCTTATTGGAATGGTCTGCATACACCCGCTCAATAGGGGTACCAGATGACAAGGTGTGGGCATCATCAGTGTTGGCCAGCTTATTGACCTTAACCTTAGCGACCACCAACTTACCCGTTGTCTTGTCAATCCAACTGTTACCGGTATCCTCGTAGACCTTCTTGCCTGTCTCTTTGTCTACAGATCCACCTCTTGCTGCAGGACGGGGCCTTCTTTCAGGGACGGCGATGGAAGACTTCTTCCTCGAGACGATGGTTGATGCACCACCTCTTGCACTACCCTGATACTTGGCCTTCAACTGCGGGATGCCGTTATCGATGGCTGACTGCCGATAGTTCAGCTCATGCTTCTCAGCATCAATGACTACCATGGAGTGGCGAACGGCTCGAGCAAGCTCGCCAGGTGTAGCACCACGAATAGTCATATCCGTAATCAGGTTTGAAACCACACCCATCTCGATACCCTTGGTCCGAGAAGACATGACCTTCATTCCATCATATTTTGGATACGCAGCTTGGGGATCGAACCCCTTCAATCCTTCTAGAGCAGGCGCCGTCTTGATCTTGCGGCTGTTGTTTGGGATGACCAGGACGGTGTCGCCATCAAAATCCGCACCAGAAAGACGAGCAGCGACCTTGCTATTGATACCAATCGCATCCTTCGCATCGCCTAACGCCTTCCTCGCTTTGGGCTGGCGGTTGTTGACCGTCAGTTCTGGGATCTCGAAGATGCCACCATGAGGGAACCGAACAAGAACAACCTTCTCACCATCACGGAAGTTTGGTGCATACACTTCCGTTTCCTTCATCGAGTTCATCGGAAGGATAACCTGTGTCCTCTGACGAGGAAGCTGGGCTGCCTTCAGGTGAACTGCTGCCGAGTCTGCGCCATCAGCGAAAGCCTCGAGCAACTTCTTTCGAACGACAGGGTTGGTGAGGGCCATGATGTCCTCAAGCTCCTGCTTCTTCGACGCATACGTCACATCCAACTGAGTCTTAGCGAGAGACGGGCTCTGCTTCGACAAGAACTGGGAGGACAACGTCTTGGACCAAGAATCCCAAGCACCTTCTTCACCAGAGCCATCCTTGGTTCCGATGATGTTCATGACCGACGTGGGCTTGCCAGTACGAGGATCAAGACGCTGACGCACGATAGACCCGAAAGGATTCTCCGGATCATCAGCAATCTTCTTCATTGCATCTTTCTTGTTCCCCGTGTTCGACTTATTCGTGTTGAACTGTAGGTCGACACCAGCTGGTAGGTCATCACTGTACATCGCCATACCCTTGAGGTAGTGCGTACCGTCAACAGCAATGCGAACCTGAGCATAACGAGCAGACCCAAGAGATACATCGTCGACACCCGGACGAACATAGATGACGCCGTCTGCATCGGCACCACCTTCTTCCTTGTACTTGATGGCCACGCGCTTCGAGTTGATAGTGAGTGGGGGTTGAATTTGAGAGTACGACCGCCCACCATCATCAGAGAAGTCCGTGATCTGTTGGATCTTGTCCTTTTGTGTTGCCACGTCACGGTACGTGGTTCCAGGAGGTGTGATCACCTTGACAAGCGTCTTCGTGTTGGTACCGAGCTGATCGATCTGCACGGTGTGAACCTCGTAGCCCTCCTCTTTCAGGACAGCCACAGCAGTCTTCAACTTGGTCTCACTGATTCCGAGCTGCCTCTCGACACCGGAACCAATGTCCACGAACTGCTTCTGTGATACCTGATCCCTCAACATGTTGGCGGTCGTTTGCAGAACGTCAGCACGGTCTTTCAGACCAGGTTCGAGAAGGGCACGAACGGAGGACTCGTTGATACCCATGCGCTGACCAATGGCCACGTTGGAATATCCCTTGTCCTTCAGCCGCTGTGCCATGTTGATGTTGCTCTGCTTCTGTGCGTTCTTGGCGATAGCCTTGGCGGCACGGAGTTCGGTGGTGGTCATCCCAGCACCACGAGCAATCTCAACATCAGACAGGCCCTGTGACTTCATCCCATCGACATAGTCAAGGAAGGCCTTGTTACGAACGTTCTGCGTGCTACCAGATCCCCATGGGTACCGGCCAGAACGCCGGAGAACTCCATAGTGCGCAAGGTAAGCTTCATCGTCGATGACGAACACTACAGTTCCTCCAATCGCATTTCTGTGATTCGCTTGTCAAAGGTGACGATCTTGTCCATGATATGCATGATCACATCGGGATCGCCTTCATACTCACGGATCTCATCGCTCTGGTAGATGCGGAACTCCATCGGAATATCGAACGGCTTGTACCGATACTCAAGACAGAAGAACGCAGCATAGACTTCGAGCTGGTGGACATGGGCTGGGGTAACGCCTGTCTTCAGATCAGAAATCCGAAGGATGTTGTTGCGAAAGGAAATCGCGTCGGCTGTTCCGAAAGCATTATCTGAGTAATACAGAATCTGCTCCGGTAGCATGTGGAATCCGATGGCATCGTTCACGTACTGATTGAGAGTCTTGGGACTCTCTTCCAGCTTGACGCCTAGACGGATCAGGTGGTGGGCCAGCGCGTGAAGCTCAGAGCCACGACGGGCTGCGATAGACGCAGCGAAGACACGGTCGATCTTGTCTTCATCATAGTTGATCCAGTGGTAGCTGCTAGCGCTTAGGAAAGCGTGCTGGCCTTCTAGCCGTGAGTGCGTGTTGAAGATCATTCAGTACGTCCTCTTCGTTTTCGGGAAAGATGAAGGCTGCAAAGGACATGTCGTCAAACAACTCGACGTAGTACCTCTGATTGGGCTGCTCTCGACTGTTGGCTCTCTGCTTAACTTCAAGCATAGCCCAGCGGTCGTTGAACAGAATCAAGAGGTCTGGGATCCCTTGACGGATGTTTGCGTCCTGCTTGATGACGAAGCATCCAGGGAACATGTCCTTCAGTCGTCGCACAAGGTGCGACTGGAAAGCACTTTCTAGCATGGCCTCTCCTTCCGAAAATGAGAAGGGGTGTGAAACGCATTCTATTCCTTCTATTATAGGCCATGTGATATGTACTTTCTGGTATCTAAACGAAGTCGAACGCCTGGTTGGTATAGGGCGTCCTTTCTACGTTATGGATGGCACGGACGATCTGCTCCTCCAGTAGTCCATTCTCTCGAGCAGCCTCTAGAGGAGAGATGTAGAGACGACCGCTGTCCAGATCTTGGACAGGACAGTGGTTTCGATCGATCTTCTTAACCTGCTTGAAGTACTGCATAGCGAACCAGTGATTACGCCACTCCAGGTTGTCGGCTCGACAGTTGAGTCGATCGCCGTCTCTGTTGATCGGTACGTCCAACATTGCGCGGTGGGGGATGAACGCTTCAGCTACTAACAACGCCAGTCCTCGAGTGAGCTGAACGAAGTTCCGAGTCATACCGACGTATGCCACACCGTTCTGGTTGACACGCACCGCCATGATCCTTCCACTCTCGTCATTCCGTACGCGCCCCTCATCGCTTACGGAGTAACCGGGGAAATCCGAGATGGGCTTCCAAACCTCTTCCATTGTGTCTCCTTTGTGATGTCCGATTCTGCCAAGATTTCTTCGTGATAGTACCCCTGGTATACACACTTGAATATCTAAAGTACTACGCGTAAGAGATTTAGATATTAGAAGTAGTATTCTAGGGGTAGTATGGCCCTACTTTCTTGGCAGATCCAATGTCCGATTCGTCCTTACATCTCCGCATTCTAGGCAGCTTTTCACGCGTTTTCTGCCAAGATTTGCCAAGATTCTCCGAACTCCTTCCCATAGTCCTTCTCGTTGAAGCTCTTTTTTGCCCTCAACGAGGACCTGATAGCCCGGTCGATCGGGGTGTCCGACACGAGCGTGTAGTAGAACAGCTCCAGAAATGGCGTATTTAGACGGTCGATTCTGCCATGTGCCTGGTGGAAGTTCTTGTATGAGTAGGTCAAACTGTAGAAGATGACGACATTTGCGGTGATGCAGTTCCATCCTTCTGCCCCAGCTGCATACTGAACCAGGTAAATCCACCGCTCAGTGTCCGGAATCTCCTCGTGTTTGTGGCCGTTCCACTCAGCTATCGCTATGCTCGGGTCCCTCGAGAGAGTCCTCAGCATCTCCAGCTCGTAGTTGAAGTTGTAGAAGATGATCATACGTGGATGCTCCAACGACAAATCCTCTACCGCATGCAACCTTGAATAGTTTAAGTTCACCACCTTCCTCATAGTACCAAATAGTTCCGCCACATCCCTCAAGGGTCGATTTTCGAATACGTGCCATCGATCTTTTACCACCTTTTCCAGTTGCTCTGCGTCATGACGCACCGATACGTCCTTACAAATACGAACTGTCTGCCGCTGATACGGCATGTGCACCAGGAGACCATTCCTGATTCGAACCAATTTGCCCACACCTATGTAACGGTCTACCTTCGGGAACTTGGTGTAGGTGTTGTAGACGACATGCTCTCGTTTAAACTCTGTACGGTTGCGGTAGTAGCCGTTAGCAACAAAGACGTTGATGTAATCAAGCCATGTGTCGCCCGGAGTAGCAGTGAGCAGTATCCAGCGGTTACCCCTGGCAATTTTAACGAACGATTTGGCCCATGCCCCACCTCCCACAAGACGTTGTTCGTCAAATACAAAGAACGCATCCTTCACTCCTTCGTACTTCGGTAGATTGTTCCAGCTGTCCACTACAAGCAAACCACCATGCACTGCCCTTGTAACAGCAAAGGCAGCGGCCTCCTTATCCCAGTCCAGGGAGTCACGCTTCTTGGCTGTGGTGATGACGTAGATAGGGCGGGGGTGTTCGTTGGCGGCGTAGTAGGCCATTGCAACCCTAGACTTGCCTGTCCCCACGTCGCCCATGAGGATCTTGCCGTTACTGAGCTCCTTGAGAGCTTTCTGCTGATGCGGGTAGAGATCCATGCCACTCCTTTGTTGCCTCGTTGCAACGATGGAAGTACTCCTTAAGCCTTTGCCACTGGTCGTCAGTGATGGAGCCGAAGACCTCTTCGAACTCTTCACGCTGTGTGGGCGTATCTTCATCCATGACTACTCCTATGTTTCGTCTTGGATTTCGTCACACTTGTGATCGCCAGTTGTTGGCTTGAAGTGGAAGATTGGCCTTGAGTACTCGGTGTCAACTTTGTAGAGCTCCACGGCAACTGCAACCGCGAGGCCGCATCGAGGACAGAAGACGATGATAGTCGGTTTCATAACAACTCCTTTTTGGATATCTGTAAAACATAATGAAAGTCCATGCAGAAGGGGGCAAAAGACCTCCGCGATCCCCCGCCCCCTTCTAGTCACATGTCTCCCTGACCTGGCTTACCAAGCATGAACGGATTGGCTTGCTTCGGATAAGCCCTGGACGCATCCCACACCTCAATGGCGTAGAGATCCAGTTGTACCCGAGCTGTCGCCTCCGTGTCACCCATGGCCTTCAGGCCCTCCTCGATCACGTCAAGCAGGTACTTGCGTTGATGCGAGAATGGAACTGTTGGATCATCAGGGTCGGGGATGAAACCACTCACCATCAGGTGATGCGGCGAGAGGTGATCCACCCGTCGGGCTGCATGTCGTAGCCACCGTTGGCCCACATGACAACCTGCCAGTCGTGACCCCACTGATCGCGGATCGCGCCAGAGGCTCGCCAAGCCCTAGCCTTCCATGGCTGGTAGTCACGGTCCCAAGCGTTCGAAGGCCACGCCACAGCCGGCCCAGCCCAACCCTGCCAGTTTCCAGCGTCGTAACCCGCCTTGCCCCAGCACGGACCGTTGTTCCCCCACGTGTAGCAGAAGTGGACCTGGGTCCACCGGTACTGGTAGAGCGTGGAGCCCTTGTGGAACATGTAGGCCGCGAGGCTGTAGCCGTCGTACTCGACCTGCAAGATGCCGCCGACCTGCCCGTTCATAACGAGCATCATCGACGAGACGTACTGAGCCGCGTGAGCCGGCGGAGCTGTCGCGACGTTCGTAGCCACCGGCATCACGAAGGCGAATGCTGCGACCATGACTGCAAGAATGCGCTTCTTCATCCTGGTTCCTTTCATTGAGGTGATAGGGGTGCCGACCGCGACTTATTAAGGCAGGTCCGCCGGCTCTCCCAGTAACAGTTTCCCAAAAGGTGCACGCTTGAGGGACGTATCACTAAGAGCAAATCAAACTAGGCCTGCAGGTCGGCAGCCCTCCACTCGTTCTTCTCCTCGTCGGAGAGGTCGCGCCAGACGACCAGGAACTCGGTCGAGGTCATCGGTCGCTCCTCCGTGCTGAAGAACTTCATGAGGGCGATAGCGGTGTTGTCGGCCATTTGATTCTCTTTCTGTTGGGGTGTTACCTCGAGGTAGCCGGGTTGACCGCCTCAAAGTCTGCTCGGGTGAGCTTCGTTCCCTTCGGAACTGTTACGTCCGCGAGGTTGTCCTCGAACACGTTGAACACCTCGTCCTGGGAAGGCGGTCCATCCGGAGCGTTGAGCGCCGAAGCCTCGACGAACGAGTTCTCGAACGCCTTTGCCGTATAGACCTTGAAGCTGACACCAGCCTTGAGGACCCAGTCTCCCGCGTACGCACGAGTCTGTCGCGAGTTCAGTGGGTGCTTGACGTGAACGCTCC